TATCGAGTATAGAGTTCGTCAAAGGTATCGCTACCAAAAGCGTCATACAACCCAGGCACATCATGAGGGCTGAATAGGCTAATAATACCGTTTTCGATAAATCGCTCATAGAATAATTTAGATAATTGTATACTGTAGTCTAACTTTCTGACTCTGTTGTCTTCTGTTCCTTTGTTATTTTTGAGGACGAGGATGTCTTCGATTTCTTGATGCCAGATAGGAAAGTGGACAGTAGCTGACCCTCCTCTGATGCCGTTTTGCGTACAGCATCTAACAGTACTCTCGAATTTTTTAAGGAAGGGGACCACACCTGTGTGCTGAACTTCTCCACCACGGATTTTGCTGTTGATGCCCCTGATTCTGCCTGCGTTAATGCCGATACCAGCCCTCTGTGCGACATATTTGCCAATAGCCATATCGCTGCTAAAGATGCTATCGAGGGTGTCATCAATATCAACCAGAACACAAGATGCAAATTGACGAATAGGTGTTCTGACTCCTGCAATGACTGGTGTTGGGATGTTGATGTAGTGTCTGCTGATTGCGTTGTAGTATCTTCGGACATAATCCAGTCTCGTTTCTAAGGGATAGCTTTGAAAGAGAGTAGTAGCAATCATTATATACATGTACTGCGGTGTCTCATACACCTCATTAGTACTACGATCTTGTACAAGATACTTATCTGCTACTTGTCTAAGACCAGCGTATGTAAACAATAGATCACGATCATGATCTATCCACGAATCAATTTTATCCCACTCTTCTTTGGTGTATTTAGATAATATGCTACCATCATAGACACCTTTTGTTACACAGTCTGTAGCATGGTCAAATAGATGGGGATATCCTTTCGGCCATTGGGAACCAAACACCTGCTTTCTAAGTCCATACAGAAGCAATCTAGCAGCAGCGAATTGATAATTAGGTTGTTCTAAACTAATCAGATCACTCGCAGATCTAACAAGAATCTCTTGAATATCAGAGGTCTCAATCCCATCATAGAATTGTAGTCCTGAATTCATTTCTATTTGTGATGCACTAACACCACTACCAAGACCTTCACAAGCGTCTGCTACTACTCTATGGATCTTTTCGAGGTTCAACCCCTCAATATCACCATTACGCTTGTGTACTTTTGTGTCTGTTCCGTTGCTCATACTTTTTTCCAGTCGTTAAGTCTAAGGTTTGCTTCTAGTCCGTGGTATACATTTGATTCTACCACGGTTTGTACGTTATGTCCAGCTAAGAACATGTCGTTGATGTCCTTCTCTTGTATATTCTTAGGCCATATTACGACCTTATCTCCTCTGTCCACGGATCGGGAGATTCTACTGACGATTTCTCTGTTGCGTGGTTCATTATCATAAACCCAAATATAATCGCTCCAACTATACGTCCGAGGATCAACATCGGAGCCAGCCATAGCAACCGAGTTTTTAAGAAATGTCGCATCGAATGGTCCTTCTGTAATGTAAATGGGTTTGTCCTTATCAATCCTATCCAATCCAAAGATCTTAGGTCTACTCTCGTCAAGCATGATCGTGATGTACCTCATCTTTGCCGTAGGGGCTAACGATCTACCTTGATACCCAAAGAGCTTACCATCACTATCTTTGAATGGTATAATTATTCTCGGACTATCTTGTCTTGCTGTCTGATATGTCTTCTTTTGTTTGTTTGTCCAAGCTTTAAACTTAGGACAATAGTAGAAGTAATCTAGACATTTAATCTTCCTATTTTCGAGATATTCTCGTGCTGGATGTGATGTATTTAGATCAGAAATCTTCTCTAAATCAATTGTATTGAAAGTAGGATTTTTAAACTTAAACTTTGGTTCAGGTGTGAAGGTACGTGACCCAGTTTTATCAGCACTACGAAATTTCTCCATGATATATCGGTCATGGAGTAATGGATCTTGATCTTTTAAAAAATTGGATAGTGTCCTACCTACACCACAGTTGTGGCACTTGTAAACATAATCATTCTTTATCAGAAAGATGTATCCCCTAGCTTTATTCTTATGCTTTTTAGAGTCTCCACAGTAAGGACACCTAAAATTATAAAGACCTCTCTTCTTATTTGAAAAGAGGTTAAGCCTGTGAGATACTAGTGTTATGTACTGTTCGTCTAGAACGGACATCCAATACCTGTGTAGTACTCACTACTATACTAGAAAAATTCTATCTCGTCAACTCTGCTTGTGACGGTTGAAATGCTGGTCCAATGATTCTTTGTCCGATTGGACTAACGATGAAAGATATAATAGACAGAGCACCAAAAATAGTCCACATCTTCTTCTCCATGACCTGAAGACGGTCATCAACCTTACGTATATCTCTTTCACAACCTCTCTTTATATCCAATGCTTGACGGTTTACTTCACGATGGACTGACTCGATCTTCTCAAAGAGAACACCATCAATCCTATCTTGCTTGTCCAACTTCTCATTGTGGACAGCAAGAAGGTTACCCATCTTTACTGAATTGTCTTGGAGAGTATCAACTACTTTCTCCAGCCGCTCTATTATAGCAGCGTTGATACTCTCGGCCATTAGGTGTTGCGGATTGCGAAGTCCAGTGCAGACTGGAAGGTGGACGCATCCTTATTCAACATAAATCTATACTGCTGTTGTTGCTCGTCACCCAATTGAGCATAGGCAGCTGCTATCTTCTTAGCAGAGAAGTTATCTAAATTCTGTTCGGACTTATCAGCAAAAGTAATCTTAGCAAAGTCTGTCTCTCCTCTAGGATTAAGTTCTGATGTCGCTACGTGTAATGCTACATCTAAAGCATCTTGTGTTGCTGCATTTTCATTCATAATATTATCACCTGTGTGTTCCACTTCATTCTTTTGTAATTTCTTGGTTTGTGAACCTGCTTTCTTTTTAAAGTCAGATAGACGAGCCTTCATAAGGATATCCATCTCCTTAGACTTGTCTTGCATTCCTTTCTTTGCTTGGTCTTTCTTTTTTTGAAGTGCCTTCTGACGCTTCAATTTTTTCATTTGACCAATCTGCTTTTGAGCACGTTCTGTTTCAGTAGGTGCTGCTTCAGAAATAGTTGTTTCTAGTTCTTCTTTCTTCATCTTCCTTTTGGTAATACGAGAGAGCATAGTTTTAGCACCCTTGGTGCGACCATCTACCATATCCTGATTCGCTTTTTTATATTTGCGAGCAGATTTAGCATTAACAAATACGAACGCTGGAGGCATACTAAGAGCAGCACCATCGCCAGCCATCATCTCTTTTATATTAGATTGAGTTGACGTAGACATTCTTGATCAATATCAGTATTTATTGTAGGTGGTAGTCTATCCAGAAAACACATAAAAGCTTTCAGTATAGACCAATGGGATGCATCTATCTTAAAGAATAGCAACGGTGTTGCTGCATCACCAAATGCATTATATAGTATTATAATATGATTTAGGATCAAATGAACCTTGAAATCTCCACTCGTTTCATATCTCCTCAGAAGTCTCTTAATATATTTGAAGCGTTTTAAATCTTCTTCAAAGTCTTCGTAGGTTACAGAGAGTGGGTTATCATAATTTTTAATAGCAAACATCAACCAGTTATCCTGGTTCAATTCATCAAAATTCATTTACATTAGCTAACGAATGTTAGTGTAGCAGCACCATCAGTGATTACTTCAACACCACCAATGGAGTTGTTGACCTTAGCTCTATACTTATCTCCAGTCTCATCAGCAGTTTGACTAGCAAGTACGAGAGATGCACTAGTTGCACCTGATACATCTGCCCATTCTCCACCAGTAACATCAAGCTTCTGCCACTGATAAGTGAGAGATGCTCCAGATCCTGTAGAAGATGCAGCGACAGTGAATGTTGCAGCACCACTAGATGTGTTCTGGTTAGCAGGTTGAGTATCAATTGTAATTGTGGAAGTAATATCACCAGCAATTGTATCATCAGTGAAGTCTCCACTAAATGCGGATCCATCTTTGTATGATGTAATCAATTCTGACTTATGACGTGTGGAACCAGCAGCATCTGTATATGTCCTGTATGCCCACCATCCAGGACTAGAAATACCACGTGCTTTGTTTTCTGAAAGCTGTGCTTCAGTTGTACTTACACCAACAATGTTAGTTGTAGATGCAGTAGAGGTTCCATTACTTAATAGGAAATCAGCCAATGCCTTGGGTGCAGTACGTCTTTGTACCTTATTTGCTGCTAATGTAGCATTAGTAGCACCAGCATAGACTTTACCGAGGGTAATGGTATTACCTTCGACTACTTTAGTATAGTACTGAACACTGTCCAGAACTATTATATCTCCAGCGACAATGGTGTCTGCTGAGCCTTTAGTAACAGTTGCTGAGTCTTGAGTAACTGCAACTGTGGCAGTAAAATCAGCACTGTCTATAGATCCAAGTATGGGCATGACTTAATTCCTATTGATTTACAATTAATTTCCTGAAGTTATTTATAATATTTGAGAGCTGCTTCATAATAGTCACCTATATTATGGTCAGCAACTCCATCAAAACGAGTATCTTTCTCGTCATCTAGTTTGATAACTGGATGAGTGTGTACATATCCAGCGAGCCAAGGAGGAGTACCTGGAACAATGTCATCACCATGCACAAACCGAAGATGTTCAAGATCTTTAACTCTCTTTCTAAGCTTACGTCCACCTGGTCTAGGTGAACCAGCAGTGACTAGTGCAATATTCTTATTGCCTGACTCCCATAACAAGTCTGCAATTAATGTTGCGGTAGCTCCACCAAGAGAATGACCTGCGATAACAAGCTTTCTCTTAGGATCCAATCCTTCATATGCTACCACTAGCTCGGCTAGTGTCCTGTTAGCATTGTTCTTGAATCCTCTGTGACAATCGTCACGTTTAATAAGAAACTTCAGATTGGTTACCCAGTCTGTAGTCTCATTAGTTCCTTCTACAGCAAGAATGGTATGACCTTCCACCTTCCTACTAACTAGGAAGTCTTGCTTATGTGGATACACATCTCTACAACACTTAAGTGCTTCGAGTATTGCCTCTTTTGCTAATGTCATAATAAAAACTCAATTAATATTATTTAGTTCTTCACGTATATGTCTGGTCCTTTCTTTGGATCCTTCTGATCCTTACCATCGTCAATACGAGGCATAACCTCAACCGTCTTCTTCTTTTTAGACTTGCCTTCTTCTAGACCCCATCTATCATGTGCAAGCCCTTCTACTTTTTTCTAGAATAACTCATTATTTTATCGATGGTCTTCTGCTTCTTAGACTCACATGCTGCTTCTTCTTCAACTACTGTGCCTTCTCTCTCCGCAGCTGCTTTCTCCCATCTCTCTTTAGTTACAGTGAAAGTAGTCTGAGTCATTTCACTAAGTTCTGTGAGAATCTCTTCTAACTTAGCTTCTAATTCTTCTCTAGTTGCCTTCTTCTCAACTTCAACCTCTTCCTTACTAACAATATTGGTCTGTTTTATCTGAGCACCATAAGAAGATTTGTTCTTAGTACTATCAGGAGGACCAGCATTAAACTTAGGATCTTTCTTACTACCATCATCAGTGTTGACCACTTTAATAGTAGGGATAGTTTCCTTATCAAAATCAGGCTTAGGTATAGTACCTATTGGTGTTTCAATAGTAGCAGGTTCCTCTGAGATGGTACTTCCTTGGAAGGTATCTCCATCCATCCACTGTGCATATGATTCGATTAGTGCTTTAGAATAATCATCATTATGTTGCACTGATGTTGTAGGTGCTTGCTTGTCCATGAGTAAAAAAGGCTGTTCTTCTTGGTTTATTTATACTTTCATTGACTTCTCTTATGTCCCTCACCCAAGCTCTAAACATTTCTTGGGCTTCGGAAACACAGATAACGTAGTTAGGTCCAGTGCGGATTATTCTCCCCTTGATACCAGTGTTAACATTCATCACAGTCTGTCCCTCAGTGAAGCATTCCTTCTGTCTGAAGTTCTGTCTTACTGCCTGATTTTTAATGTCTCTGAATGTTTTCACAGTCCAAGTCCTTTACGAACATCTGCCATCAATTTTAAAGCATCATCTGTATTTAGTAGATCACCAATACCTTCTATAAAATCTCTAGACTTTAAATTTTTAGCAGCATCTCTCATTTTGGAAGCAGACAACCCAGATGTACCATCAGAATCAGGATCTCTTTCTAAACCAGTTGAGTCAATTGATACTGTATCAAAAGCATAGTATGCCTGTTTGTCTCCAGTCTCTTTCCTATTCCACTTAACATTAAATTCAAAAGATTTTGTCCTATCACTACCACATACTATAACAACATCAGTATAATCTTCCATCATAAGCTGCTGTAAAACAAATGGTAGGGTTCTTAGTTGCTTATCAGATTTTATATTATTAACATACTCAGGAAACATCTTCTTTATCCAACCAACCTTAGTAACATGGTCTAATGGATCCTTAGCTTTACCTTGTGACCACGTAGGCCAAATCATAAAATCTTCATGACCAGCAAGTCTCTTAAGCTGATCCAACATTTTTTTGTGTCCTAGATGTGGAGGATTCAACCTACCAAATACAATCCAAACTCTCTTCATGACCAACCCTTGAGTGAGACATCAAAGTTAGCCTGACTAAACACTAACCTCTTAATCAATTTAGTAGCTTTACCATTTTTAATAGCAACATATCCTTCCTGTGCAGTCATCTCAAGACCTTCATCAGTCCTGATATAAGTACCAAACTTCTCACCCTTCTCAAGCTTAGTAACAAATATTTCTTTAGCATCCTGTATACTCTTATATAACTTCACAGTATTATCAAACTGAGATCCATGAGCATTTATAAAATCACAACCATTGTATAACTTAGCAAGCTTTGCTGCTTTAGTTTTTGGTTGCTTTACCTTATCTGCTGCCTTCTTACACTCACTACTAAAGTAATCTTTGAAATCAGAAGTAAAACTATTTCCTACTTGTTTACCTTCTCTAACATACTTGTTGAAATACTGCTTAAGCTTAACACCAATGGTAAGTTGATCGTTTTCTTCTATCTGCTTTGCTACACCATTTAAGAACGGACCACATTTATTAACAAGGGAGTTACTAGTGTTTTTTAAATTAACCAACTTCTGTTTCTCTTCAGATGTTAATAGAATATCTTTTCCTAGTGTGTCTATCTCTGCACTGATAACAAATACATCCTTATCCTTCTTTAGTTTAGATGGATCAAATCCAAAAGAAGCATGAAGTTTTTCAATACTACTACCAGTATATGTGGTATGAAACACCACTCCTAGCTTTGCAGCATTGGCTAAATCAAAATCACTGTCCTCCTGTGGTATAGCATATGTTATAGTATTTGGTTTGAATGTAATTGACTTCTTACCATCCACCATTTCTATTTTCTTATCATCTGTAAACAACAAGTCTCCCTGTACTACTCCTTCAATTCCTATAGAAGGAAGATACTTCAAAGCATCCTTTAACTTAGAAGTAAGACCAGGAGCATGACCATGATTGTTGTCTATATCTTCATCAGTATAATTAATCTTTGCATCCTTATTAAAGATAGACTTAGTACCAACAAAAAAGTTATCTGTTCCTGGATACTGTCCACAGAATATAGCAGGTGCTCCATCCCACTTAGTAGTCATCTTAAAATTACTAGTACCCTTACCAGTAAAGGTTCTAGCCAATGAATCTAAAAATTTAAACGCATCTTGAGCACCCTCCTTTCCATCAAGGAGAATGCTATCTTCTAAGTGTTCTAGGTGAGTGTTCTTAGACATTAGTATATCTTAGCGAATGGACCATATCTCAATCCCATCTTCTGAGCGATGAAGACCATATCAGTAACAAACTTATCCCTATCTTTCCTAGACAGAGAGAAGAAAGCATCAAGCCAAGCAATCTGCATTAACTTAGCGTTAGCGACCTGTGGATGAACAGAGAATAAAAACAATATATTATCATATACCTCTTGGAATGATCTAATTTGCTCACCAAAATCTACTCCTGCATTAGCAACTCTTTTTATTCTATCCAACCACTTCTTCTCATAATCTAAGAAATCAGAAGCTTCTTGAGGATATGCTGCACTAGCTCCTGAAAATTTCCTTGAAGATCCATACTGTTTAAAAAGATCTTCAACATACTCAACTGTTGCTTTACCTAATCTAGCAGCACCAGCAGCTTTATCTGATGGTTCATATTTTAAACCACTAAACTTTTGACTATCATTCGCTTTAATTTGAAACTTATATTTTGTTGTACCATCACCCTTCACAATCAATGTTGTGTCTTGAGTAGAGAGAGTTATAACACCCTTCTTCTCTTTCTTACCACAGTCACATAACGTACTAACATAATGATACTCAGTAGTCTTCAGTTGATTAAGACCCATGAATTTACCAACAGTATTCCAATGAAGATTAACCTCAGACCAGAGTGCTTCATCACCACTAACCTTCTTTAAAGATATTCCCCATATCTGTTTCTTTCTCCACAAATCCCTCATGATAGCATTGAACTGTAAGAGTTGTGGATCAATTCTATCTCTCAGTCTGACCCTCATATTAGTCATATGCTTCTCATCAGTATGTTCCTCAAGATGTTTTATCCATTTGTCCTCATTATTAATCAACCAGATATCAGCAGGATTCCAGTTATCTTTCTTACCTTTAGATGCCCAACCCTTACCTGCAACATATCCACTAATCCATTGCATAAAAGTTCCTTCTCTATCAAAAACAGTAAACTCTCCTTTACTACACTTCGTTAATAAAACTTGATTCTGTTTCCAAAAATTCTCATACCAATCATCCGTAACATGATCCAACTTACATACATCCTTCCACAGTTTTTTCATATACTTACTTACTATCGGATCTGCCTTTAATTTTTCCCAAGTAGTCCAGGATTCATTATGTCTTATTGCTCTTTCAAAAACAAACAACGATCCAAGTTCTTGAGCTCTGGTCATAGCCGCAGCATTTACCTTTTCCTCTGGTAACCTCGTTGCAACTACCTGAACCTTTTGTTGTTTCCCCTTATCAAGAACAAACCCCATAGTAAACACAGGATCTGAACCTGTCTTTATGTTTTTAGGATCTGGATCCCATTTCTTAAGCTTGATGTTCCATTTCTTTGCTTGAAGATTCTTACATTCTCTTTGAATTTTCTGAACACCTGCAACATTAGTACATATTTGAATAGCACCACCTCTAGCAGGTACTTTTGATTTGCCTCCACTAGGCCACTGTGATCCCACAGGTTTAGGATTATCTGGACTACCTTCATTAATAAGCCATGTTGATGTCTTACCAAAGACATCAGTCATTTGTTTTTTATGTGTCTGATTCTTAATGTAAGCTAAGAAATCGTTCCTTATATCGAAACCTATTTTGGCCATAAAAAAATCCCCCTCTAGTTATTTAGAGGGGGATGGTCTTAGATATCACCTTCCTTTCGATTCTCCGATTTGAATATATCAAACTCACCGTCTGGGTATCGTGCTGCTAACTTCATCATGTTAGTGACTACGATAGTCTGGAAGTCTAAGTCTAATGCATTACAAGCTTGTGCAATGTACCAGAACACATCACCTAATTCTTTTAAAAGATGTACCTTAGTATCTTCTGTAAGTTCCTTACCTTGGAAAGCAATCTTCTTTACTATCTCTGTGAACTCTCCACCTTCTGCACTGATACCAACAGCAGCAGTAAGGAGTCTAGGAATATCAACACCCTTAGATTCTAAGTCTTTAATTCTATTGATGAACTCATCTGTACTCTTAGAAGGGTGGCTTGTAGTACCATCGACAAACTCTAGGTACTTATCATAATCAACTGATTGTGTCATTGTGGATCTGAATAACGGTGTTCTTGTGAGTGATATGTATCAGCAACTGGTGCTGGTTCTATCATTTTAACGTCCTTCCAATAGTGTCTATAGACTAGAAGGTTGCATTGACTTACGCCATGCAGTTTGCCTGGGTCATCCCATTGCCTCACACATAATGTGAAGTAAGGACCATGTTTATCAAAGAAGTTAACGAAACCTCTTTCTCCATTGAATTCAACGATGTCTCCATGTTTAAACATTCCATTCAGCGAATTTACTAAGGCGGTCTTGGTTTTGTTTTACTGCATCAAAAGCATTAACGTCTTGATCTTCTTCCTTCTGATTCATGATTTCAGAAGTAGATTCTGCAACATCAAATAACTTCATCTTCGCTCTATCTATACCCACAACAAACTTACGATTTGTAGTAGGATCATTGTACCTGTTCTTCAACTGCTTAACCATTATTCTACCTTCCTGTTCCAGTTCCTCGCTAGAAATGAGAGCGAACATAAGATCAGCAGTAGCAGGGAGTCCAAAGGATTCTGAAGTGTCAGTGAGGTCAGGATCACTAGACCCGAAACCAGAACGAGTAGTTTGAGTAGCACTAACAATCGGTAGATCAAACTCGACAGCAAGACCCCGAAGCTCTTCAGCAATCGCTTTAACATAGGTATAGGAATTAACAATAGCACCTTTATATCTTACACTAGCACAAATGTTAAGGTAATCTATAAAGATTATATCAGGTTTGAATGACTTCTTAAGATTCAGTTCATTAAGTAAAGATCTAAAATGTCCAGCATGAGCTGACGCAGTAGGATATTCTTTAATGATAACCTTACCTTTAGTTTTCTTCTCAAGATCAGCGATCTTAGATTTAAACATCATCTGAGGTAGATCAACAATATCTTTAATGTTAACATTCAAACAGTTAGCATCAATACGTTCTGCAATCTTTTCCTCAGACATCTCCATAGTAATGTACAAAACATTCTTACTTCGCATCAAGCAAGCACTAGCCATGTGACACATGAATAGAGACTTACCAACACCTGTACCAGCTAATGCTATGTTAAGAGTCTTGTTAGGAAGACCACCCTTAGTGATGTAATTAAACTTCTCTAAGTCAAACGGCATCTTCTCTTCATCTCTATGATAGAACTCATACCTCCTATCAGCAGACTCAATGTAATCATGTCCTACATGTTCATCAAAAGATACTGCTAAGGCATCTTGTAATATACTAGGGATAGCATCCTTAGATAACTTCTCATCACTACCATCAGCAATCTTAACTGACTTGAGTAATGCATTATAGATTGCTTTATCCTGACACCACTTCTCAGTAGAGTCAGCTAACCAATCAGCATCAACCCAGTCGTCATTAAGATCATCCAATCTAATCAGAGAATTTTTATAAGTCTCATCTGTAAGATCAGACCTATTCCCTAGATTAATTTTCAGAACTTCTTTAGTAGGAGTCTTATCATACTTAGATGAAAAGTCTTGTATCTCTTCAAAGAGAACTACATCGACAGCATCCTGAAAATACTCCGAATCAAGATGAGGTACTACCTTACGATAGTACTCCTCATTACATAGAAGGTTCCGAAGGATAGTATTTTCTATCCTCTCAGTTGCCATAACTATACTCCGTTCTTGCTGCTTCCTCTAACTGAGCCATTACTTCGTCTGTGAAGTACTTCTCAGGATTAGCAAGAACAGATTTAGGGTAAACAGAAGTTTCACCGAACTTGATACGGTTGCCCACCCTTGTAAAGATGTTGTACTTCTCACCAAGCTCCAAGAGTCCATAGTACTTGTCCAGTCCACGCTCATCGAAGTATAATCTAGTAGCAACTTTGGAACCCTCCTTAGATAGTCGTGATTTTTTGGCTTCACACTTAATAATGTTACCCACTAAGTCTGTACCTTCCTTTTCTTTCGATTTGGATAAGTATATTATACTAGATGCAGCATACTTTAGTCCAGCTCCACCACCCATTTCTTTCATTGGCACATAGGATCCTATCACATCATATGTGTGATTCGTAACAATCATAGGAACCTTTGCCTGTCCAAGCTTCAAGGTTAATACCCTGAATGCACCCTTGATCAATTGAGATTTGGTCATGTCCCTAACTTGCTTATCGTTAGCAACATCTTCCATCTCTTTTGATGTACTCAGCATACCAAGAGAATCAAGAACAAACATCAATGGTTGACGCTGATCCTTTGGTTCTTTCAAATACTTATCAAGAATCCTAGTAGCTTGTGTCCTAAACTCTTCAATAGTAGCAACAGGAAAGATCACCATACGTTTGGAATCTATACCTCTGCTCTCAATCATATCCTTGGAGATAGCAGATTCAGACTCAAAATAAATAACCCCCCCATCACTATGCTGATTAAGAAAGTTACGTACAACACTAAGGGCAAAGAAAGTTTTTCCTGTTGAGGATTCTCCTGCAAGTGCCGTAACCTTGTTGGATGGAATACCACCAAACAAAGATCCGCTAACGACAGCGTTGAAAATATAGCTACCTGTATCAACAAAACTGGATGTATCTCCTGCAGCGACTCCATCACTGACGATACTTGCATACTCATTACCACTCTCTTTAATTACTGTGTCTAAGAACCCCATTTATTAACCTCACTTTCATACATGTTAACATAGTCATGACCATCACTGGCCATCATTAGAGCATACTGTCTTGCAGTATCACGCTCTTCAAATACTCTCACCTGTTCAGGTTCAAGTGCCTCAACCATATCATCTTGATAGGTTACTGTCCATACGGTTTTACTCATGCGAAGAAACTCCCTATTGTTACGACTTTTTTACTGTTCCACCCAATACATTCTAGCACATTTTCGAGTGGTTTCAAGAAACTCTTTTCAAATTGTTTCTTGTGATCAATGTACTTGTCCATACCAAACTCCTTTGGTATCTCATTGAAGAAAGAAATACAATCCTCTCTGAGTGGATTGGGTGTCTTAAGATAAATGAATTTTATCTTCTCACCCTCTTGTATCAGAGGATACTTGTTTTCTATCTTATTCTTTTTAACATAATGATTATAAAGAAGAGCTCCTCTTACGTGGATGGGAGTTCCTTTGATATAGATTTCCGATCTTGAGAAGTATTTCTCAACACCGTTGCACCCCCTTGGAAATGCAATGTTCTCGTAGGGTTGCTCCTTTGTCTCTGCTCTGACACCATCGATAAATGAGACAAGCTCATCATTTGTTTGGCCGATAATGATCTTAAATGCTGCATATAATTTGTCCCTAAAGTATTGAGGTGTCGAAGACCTTGCAGTCTCAAGTCCCATGATCTTCATCTTGGGTTCTTTGTATCTAACACCCTCTGAGTCCCACACGTTTAATATGTATCGCTTCTTAGCAGTCCATAT